TGTTTGACGCCGAGGCGCTCACGGTGCATCGGCGCGACGACGGCAAATCGCCAATGATGCGAGGCCATGCCGCCGTGTTTAATGAGTTGTCGGGCGATTTAGGCGGGTTTCGTGAACAAATCATCCCCGGCGCGTTCGCCGAGGCGATTGAGACGGATGACGTTCGCGCCCTCATCAATCACGACTCTAATTTTGTGCTCGGACGCAACCGCGCCGGGACGCTTGCGATGCGCGAGGACGTGCGAGGGCTGGCGGTAGAGATCACGCCGCCGGATACCGCGTTTGCGCGTGACCTAATCGTCTCGATGGAGCGCGGCGACGTCACGCAGATGTCATTTGCGTTCCGCGTCCGTCCCAACGGAGAGGATTGGGCAAAAAATGATGATGGCGTGTGGGTGCGCAGCGTCAAGCGCGTGAGGCTCTACGACGTCTCGGTGGTGACGTACCCGGCATACACACAGACCGATGTCGCTATGCGCTCTCTGGATGCGTTTGTGCGTACTCTCACACCATCAACCGACTACATTGTGACGATGCAGGCGCGGGCGCGGCAGATTGCAATTGCAGAGGCTCTATAACATGTTTTTGGCAATCCGAGCGGCGGCAGGCGCGCGGATGCCTTACAGGTGTCCAGCCTGCCAATTTTATTTTTAATGGAGATTGATATGAGCAAAAAAATTATCGAATTGCAGGAAAAACGCTTAAAAGCGGTGCATGATGCGCGGGCTTTGAACGATTCTGTCGCTGCGGAAAAACGCGACATGACGGGCGAAGAGCAAACGCGATTTAATGCGTTTATGGCCGATCAGGAAAAACTGGGACAGGCCATTAAGGACGAGCAGCGCCTGCTCGACGCCGAGCGTGAGACCGCAGCAGGCGAGCAGCGCGGCGGCAAAACGACGACCAAAGCAGACGACGGCGCACCTACTGACAAACGCGCCTCCGCAGAGTACGCCGAGGCGTTTGGTGCGTTTCTGCGTGCGGAGAATCAGGCGCATCAACGCGCCCTACAGGCCGATTTAGACACGGATGGCGGCTACGTTGTCTCGCCTAGGCAGTTTGTGACCGCGCTCATCAAATCTATTGATGATCAGTCATTCGTGCGCCAGAACGCCACCGTCCTGCCGCTCAACAACGCGGCCAGCCTCGGCGTACCATCGTTGGACGCCGATCCAGCGGATGCGGACTGGACGTCAGAATTGGGGACAGGCAACGAGGACAGCGCCATGAAATTTGGCGCGCGCGAATTTAAGCCCCTGCCGCTCGCGAAGCGAATCAAAATTAGTAAAAAACTGCTACGCTCAAGCGCTATCCCAATCGAGCAACTTGTGCAAGAGCGTCTCGCGTATAAATTTGCAGTGACGCAAGAAAAGGCCTTTATGCTTGGCAACGGTGCTGGTCAGCCATTAGGATTGTTCGCCGCCTCGACAAACGGCATCACAACGGCGCGTGATGTGGCCACCGGAAACACAACAAGCGCGATCACGATGGACGGTCTGATTAACGCCAAATACTCGCTCAAATCCGGGTACCTAGCAAAGGCCAAATGGCTGTTCCACCGCGACGGGGTGCGCGAGGTCGCAAAGCTCAAAGACAACGACGGCAGCTATCTCTGGCAGCCCTCAAAAACCGAGGGCGAGCCCGACATGCTGCTTGGCCAGCCAATCATTATGTCGGAGTACGTTCCAAACACGTTTACGACTGGCCAGTACGTCGGCATCATTGGCGATCTCAGCTACTACTGGATTGCTGACGCGCTCGACATGCAAATCCAAGCGTTGTTTGAGCTATATGCCGAGGCCAATCAGGTCGGCTACATCGCTCGCATGGAGACCGACGGCATGCCAGTATTGGCCGAGGCGTTTGCGCGAGTGAAATTGGCCTAACATCAAGCGGGCGGCGATTAAAATTGCCGCCCACGTCATTACAATTTTCTAGGAGATCAAAAATGAATTTATCCCCAAATGTGAAAGTCACGCGAGTTGTTACAGCTCAGGCCGCTGGCACCTCTGCGGTCAATGGTACCGTGCTCGATATGCAAGGCTTCGACGGCGTGGTTTTTGTCGCATCTTTTGGCGCGTTGACAGCAACGCAGGTCACTAGCCTCAAGGCGCAGGACGGCGCGACTGCCAATTTGTCGGACGCCGCAGATTTGGCCGGGTCGCTCACTGGCCCACTGGCGGACACCGATGGCAACCGCTCGTTGGTGCTGGAGATTTGCAAACCGACTAAACGGTACATTCGCCCGGTCATCAATCGCGCGACGGCAAATGCCGTGATTGACGGCGTGGTCGCGATCCAGTATGCGTCTAGCAAATCGCCAACGACCAACGACGCCACGGTGGCAGCCGCCAAGCTGCGCGTCTCACCAACTAACGGTACGGCCTAATCAGCCGTTTGGGTGCCGGGGCAACCCGGCACCATTTTCTGAGGGTTGAAAAATGATCAAACTTACAAAAATTTTAGCAGGCCCGGGTGGCTGCTACGATATTGGCAACCGCGTTGACCTGCCCCCGCACGTTGAGGCTGAGATTGTGGCCGCAGGCGCTGCGGAGTACGTCGCATTACCGCAGGCGGCCACCGCACCTGACGTTGTAGAGATTGCCGTTGCGCCTGACGCCTCGGCGGCGCAAGCTACGGTGCAAAAAACGCCCGCAGAAGCGCGGCAAGGCCCCGCCAAGGCAAAAAAATAGAGCGCTAGGGGGAAGATATGGCGCTGAGATTAAAAACGGCTGCAATCGCTACACCCGTCACAGACGCGGCGCTTAAGTCTCACGCCCGCATCACCGACGGCAGCGAGGACGCCGATGTCGCCGCGCTCAATCTGGCCGCCACCCGCGCCGCTGAGGTTGCGACACAACGCGCCCTAATGCCACAGACGTGGGTTTTGACCCTAGACCAATTCCCCCGCGGCGGCGTCATTGATGTGCCCGTGCCCCCGCTCGTATCGGTGACGAGCCTGAAATATCTCGACGTCGATGGCGTACTCACTACTCTGTCATCAGCCGACTACGTTGTTGACAACCAGACCGAGCCGGGACGAATCGTCCCCGCGTACGAAAAAACATGGCCAGCCATACAGTTAATGCCTAATGCCGTGACGATTGAGTTTGTGGCAGGATACGCCAACGCGGCAGCGGTGCCAGACCCTATCAAGCACGCGATAAAAATGATTTTTGGTCATTATTGGATCCATCGCGAGGAGGCTGGCGAGCGTCAAATGTATGTCACGCCAGTAGGTGCCAAACACCTACTGGACCCCTATCGCGTTTACTCGTTTGGCAGGCTCGCATGAGCGCAGGCAATCGCCCTCATCGCGTTGTTTTGCAGAGTCCAACGGGTGTCGCGGATAGCGTGGGCGAGCGCACTACCGTATGGACGGACGCTGCCACCGTGTACGCTGAGATACGCGGCCTAACCGCTCGCGAGATGATGGCCGCCGGGCAGCGGCAGGCTACTACCAGCCATGTTATTGTTTTTCCCTTTGGCGCAAATGTCGCTGCCGTGGATGCGGCTTGGCGCGTAAAATACGGGACGCGCATTTTTACCATCGAAGGCGTCATCAACATTGATGAAGCCAAAAAAACAATTCAACTTTTTTGTACTGAGTCGGTACGAGAGGAATAGGGGACACACCATGCCAGCGGCCATTAACAAATTCTCTACTTTTTCAACCGGGCTTGACAGTCCGCCCACCACGCTCGAAACAGTCACGCCTTCCGACAGCGTTTTTCTCGCGCAGGTATGCCGCGCCGTGTATGTTGGTGTAGGCGGCGACGTCGCCGTAGTCGTCAATCAGGCGGGCGCTGATGCGACGTTTGTGCATAAAAATGTGCCCTCCGGGACGTACCTTTTAGGCTTAATCCACCGCGTCAACGCCACGAACACTACCGCCACCAACATGATCGCCGTCAGCTAATGCTCTCTCTCTCGCTGTCTCTGACCTCTGTTCTGCGGCGCGTTTTGAGCAGCGCCGCAGCCGCGCCGCCTATACTTGATCAGATTGGCGTTGCGAGCGCAGCCGCCTACAGCTTGCGTAAACTACGCGCTGCATACACTGGCAACGCCGTTCGGGTTCGTCGTTCAAGCGACAATGCGGAGCTAGATATCGGCTTTGCGACGGCAACGCAAACGCGCACCAATCTCGCGGCAATACCTATCAACAATAATGGTGGCAGCACGGCTTCCGGCGTCACGATGACGACGATTGGCACGGGCACCGAGTTTGGGCAGTCGTATATTGATGTTCGCTGGCAAGGTACGGCTGCTGGTGGCTACTTACAGTTTGTTCACGGCGCAATATCCGTTCCGTTTGACCCGGCCATTCACGCGCCTGTTACGCCGGGGCTAACTTATACGACTTCGGTTGGGTTTCGCTTAGTAAGCGGGACAGTACCAGTTGGAACAATTGCGCTCCGGGCTATTATGATAACTAATGGCGGTAGCTTTATGGGCGGTGCAATCCTGGCGATTTCAAACCCAACCGCAACATTACAGAGAAACGCGATAGTAGCTAGTCCTGTGGCTGGCGCGGCCTATTTTGCGCCCAACATTTATTGGGCTGTCGGTAATGGCGAGGTCGTTGATTTCACCGTGCGCTTTTACGCCGCCAATGTCGAACTTGGTGTTGGTAATGCTCGCCCGCTTTTGCAGCGGAATGTTCCGGAAACGATTGCCGATGTAGGCGACATTGATGTCAACGCGCTGCTTAATTTTGTCGGTAATGGCAACGGCTTTGTTACCACTTGGTATGACCAATCAGGCAACGGGCGCAATGCCACGCAGACCACGGCAGGATCGCAGCCGCGCATTGTCAACAATGGCGTGGTAGAGGCTATTAACGGAAAGCCTGTCGTCACGTTTGATGGCGTAAATGATTATTTAGCTGCCGCTTCTCCGCTTATTGGCACAACGCACAGTTTGTTTATTCTGTTCACACCGACGATTGAAAATGAATTTGGGACTGTTTTTGGGCAGTGGAAATCGGGGGAAAATGGCCGTTTTTACGTTATTGCAAACCAAGAATCGGCTGGGCCTATTTCGGCTGGGCGCTTAAACG